TGGTTCGCGACACTCCCGCAAGTTGTAGTTCTCGGGGGGAGGGCCTAGATGGGTCGCCGCGGGCCGCCGCCCGAACCGACGGCGCTCAAGCTCTTGAAGGGCAATCCGGGTAAGCGGGCGATCAATCATGACGAGCCGCGGCTTCCTCCGGCTCTCATGACGCCTCCGAAGGGCCTAAATGGGCGCGCCCTGACGGTTTGGAAGGAACTCGCCCCGCTCGTCATCGCCGCCGGCATACTCAAGGCCGGCGAATGGCCGGTTCTGCGAACGTACTGTGAGCTGATCCAGGACGTCGAGCACTACACGCGATTGTGCCGCCGCGTCGGCGCGGAGAGCGCATCGAAACTCGGCTATCCGAAGCGGCTGGACGTGTACCGCAAGCAGCTCCGGGAGTATTCCGGCATCCTGGGCCTGAATCCGTCGGCCCGGTCCGCCCTCAAGGTCGCGCCGCCGCCGGCCGCCGGAGACGCGTCGGCCGACTTTCTGTTCGGCAAGCCCAAAGAGAAGGGCGCCTAGGGGATGGCGACCACGATCATGCCCGCGGCGCGAGTCGCGGGGAAATACGAGCGCCTGTGCTGGACGCGGCACGAGAAGGACTTGCGGGCGTGCTATGGCGACCGGTCGAACGATCCGAGCGTCTACGGCGATCCGTCGCGCAGCCATCACCCGAAGGGGCTTTGGTTCGATCTCGAGGCCGGCCAGCGCGTTGTCGACTTCGTAGAGCGGTTCTGCCGGCACCACGAGGGCGAGCTCGCCGGCCAATTGGTCGTGCTCGAGGAATGGCAGCGGCAGACCTATCGGGCCGTGTTCGGCTGGATGCGCGCCGACCAGACCCGCCGCTACCGGACAGCCTACATCGAGATCCCGCGCAAGAACGGCAAGTCGGTCGAAGGGTCGGCGACGGGGTTGTACCTGACCGTGGCGGATGGTGAGGGCGGCGCGCAGGTCTACTCCGCGGCGACCAAAAAGGATCAGGCGAAGATCGTTCACGACGGCGCGACCAAGATGGTCAAGGCGTCGGCCGACCTCAAGCGATTCGCCAAGACCTTTCGAAACAACATCTCCTGCGAACGGCTGGGGTCAAAATTCGAGCCGCTCGGCGCCGATTCGTCGACGCTGGATGGCCTGAACACGCACGGGCTGATTGAGGACGAGACGCACGCGCACACCGATCGGCACGTTCACGACGTCATTGTGACTTCGATGGGCGCTCGCCGACAGCCGTTGGCGTTCATCATCACGACCGCCGGCGTCTACGATCCCGAGTCGATCGGCTGGGAGCTGCATGAGCGGGCCGTTCAGGTGCTCGAGGGCGCGCTCGAGGATGACACGTTCTTCGCATTCATCGCCGCGGCGGACGAGGGGGACGACTTCACGGACCCCGCTGTCTGGGCGAAGGCGAATCCGAACCTCGGCGTGTCGCTCAAATACGACTACATGGCCGAGCAGTGCGCGCGCGCCAAGACCACGCCCTCGTATCTCAACACATTCCTCCGGTATCACCTGAACGTCTGGACGCAACAGCGCGAGCGGTGGATCCCGGTCGAATCGTGGAACGCCTGCGAGCGCGTCGTCGATCCCAAGACGTTGAAGGGTTCCCGCTGCTGGGCCGGCCTCGATCTCTCGGCGAAGCTGGATCTCACGGCCCTCGTGCTCTGCTTCCCGGTCGACGGCGGGTTCGACTTCCTGTATCGGTTCTTCTGTCCGCAAGACACGATCGCCGAACGGTCGAAGAAAGATCGCGTGCCGTATGACGCGTGGGCTCGAGACGGCTGGCTGACCGCGACACCGGGGAACGTCGTCGACTACGAGTTCCCGAAAGCGGCGCTGCGCGAGTTCGCGAAAGAGTACGTGATCGAGGAAGTCGCTTTCGATCCGTGGAATGCGACGCAGACGGCGACCGACCTGCAGACGGATGGTCTGACCTGCGTGGAGTTCCGGCAGGGCTTCGCTTCGATGTCCGAGCCCTCGAAAGAGTTTGAGAAGATCGTCGTCGCGAAGCAGTGCGGCCACCTGACGCCGACGGGCATCAATCCCGTCATGCGCTGGATGCTGTCGAACGTCGCGGTCAAACGTGACCCGGCGGACAACATCAAGCCAGACAAGTCACGCGCCTCGGGCCGTATCGACGGCGTGGTCGGTTCGATCATGGCACTCGGCCGCGCGATGGTAGCCCCCGCGCCCGCCGGCGGTTCGTGGCTCGTGGGGTCGTTCTGATGGCGTCGACCGCTTTGACCGTGATTAAGGATCTTCCGCGGCGCATTACGGCGTTCGCCCGCAAGACACTGACGATTCTCAGCGATCGCACAGGCTTTATCCCGATTTCTGCGGTACACGCGAGCGTCACGCGGATCGACACGAACCGCGGGTTGCACGCGAACGTCGTGATGGCCCCGGTGATGTGGATGCAGCGCACGTTCACCGAAGCCGAGATGGTCGTGCAGCGCCGGAAGCAGGATGGCATCTGGGAACGTGTGCTTGACCATCCGCTCGAGGAACTGATCTGCGAGCCGAATGAGGCGTATGACGGCGATGCGCTCTGGAAGGCGACCGTGCTGTCGTATGCGATGGACGGCAACGCGTTCTGGTGGAAGGTCCGCAACACCTACGGCGAAGTGATCGAGCTCTGGTATATCCCGCATTGGATGATCCGGCCGATCTGGCCGCTCGATAACTCGGAGTTCATCACCGCGTATCAGGTGACGATGGGCCTGCAGATGCCCTTCACACTCCTGCCGCGTGACGTCGTGCATTTCCGTTTCGGCATCGATCCAGAATATCCGCGGCTCGGACTCTCGCCGCTCAAGTCAGTAATGCGCGAAGTCGAGACGGACATGCAGGCGGCCGAGTTCTCGGAAACGGTGCTCGACAACATGGGCGTCCCGAGCCTCATCGTCTCGCCGAAGGACAACAGCCAGCCGATCACGCCTGAGCAAGTGGATGAGCTGCGGGACTATCTCGCGACCGCGTCGAGCGGGCGGAATCGCGGGAAGGGCATCGTGCTCGGCAAGGCGTCAGACATCACACAGCTCGGCTTCGATCCGAATAAGATCATGCTCCCGAATCTTCGGGACATCTCCGAAGAGCGGGTCTGCGCGATCCTGGGGATACCGGCGGCGGTCGTCGGATTCGGTGCCGGCCTACAGACCACGAAGGTCGGCGCCACGATGCGCGAGGTCGTCAAGCTGGCCTGGATTCAGTGCTTGATCCCGATGCAAAAGACGATGGCGCGGCAGGTCACGATTCAACTGCTGCCCGATTTCGTCTCGCAGACAAGACGCTTCCGCGCCCGGTTCGACATGACCGAGGCGTCGAGCTTTCAAGAGGAGTTCGACTTGCGCGTCTCGAGCGTTTCCCGGCTGGTCGAGAAGGGCATTCTCCGCGTCGATCGCGCGCAGCAGATGTTGGGGCTCGAGGTCGACGACACGCGTGAGGTCTACCTCGTGCCCACGGCCACGCCGGAAGTCGATCCCGCCGCCGATCCTGCAGTCACGACAGCGCCCACCGACCCGACGCAGCTGCTGCCAGCGGACTCCCCGCTTCCGGCGGATACGCTGTCGCCGGATGTGGTCAAGATGCTGCGGGGCATACGGTCCCGCCTTCCCTCGCGGCTGCTCAACGGCAACCACTAACCGACCCACCCATGACCGATATTGCCCGAAAATCATTCGGCTCCGACGGCGCCTTTGAGGCAAAGGGCATCGAAGGATTCGAGATCAAGGACGCCGACCGCGGCGAGGTCGTGGCGATCGTGAGCACGATGAACGTGGTCGATCGCGACGGCGACGTCGTGTTGCCCGGTGCGATCAAGGACGGCACGCAGGTAAAACTGTCATCCTACGAGCACGACGTCATCACCGAGGGCAAGGCGCCAGTTGGTCGCGGCACGGTCACGATCGAAGGCGATCGGGCCGTGCTCAAGGCGCATTATTTCATGTCCACTGAGCGCGGTCGCGATGCGTTCAACACGGTCAAGGAAATGGGGCCGGACACGGAATGGTCGATCGGGTTTTCGCGCCAGGTCAAGACGGCACCGATGACGCCCGAATGGAAGTCGAAGGGCGCGAGTCGACTGATTGCCGGTCTCACGTTGCTCGAGTCGAGCCCTGTCTTCATGGGCGCCAACGGCCTGACCGGCACGGTCTCCGCTAAGGCCATCGCCGATCGAGAGGACGCGAGTCCACAAGAGGGCATGGACAAGTACGGCGACGTTGCCTTCGCGGATCAGACGAACAAAAAATATCCCATCGACACGGCAGAGCATATCCGCGCGGCGTGGAACTACATCAACCAGCAAGCCAACGCGGACAAGTACACAGCCGCCGAAGTCGACACGATCAAGAACCGCATTGTGGCGGCCTGGAAGGACCAGATCGACAAGGCGGGACCGCCGGGCGCGATGCCGGCCAAGTCACAGATGGTGCGCGATCTGATTGTCGAGCTCAAGGAAGCACGCGCCAAGGTTGCCGAACTTGAGACCGAACAGGCGAACGCCACGGCGAAAGAAATCTTCGATCGATTCCGCAAGAACTTCAAAGCGTGACCGATCTTCGCTGCCATAGCTGCTCGATGTTTCTCGCATCAACCGCAACGCCGCTGGTGCTCGTCGCCATGCTCAAGCCGCTTGGCGCGGGCCGTCTGACGAAGGCGGACAACAACGAAGTTCGCAAGCGCTGCCGCCACTGTGGCTGGGTGAATGTCTTTCATCCGGAACGTATGGGCGATCGTGTAATAGAATTCAAGAATTACGTTGCTGTTGGAGGCGCGTCCGCGACTGCGGAACGCTCCTCTCCGGGCCATTTGACGGCCGCCTCACTTAGCCCGGAGACGGACCATGGCAGACGAAGTCGCATCAAACGATCTCGCTGAGAAGCGGGAGCAGTTCGCAGCCAAACAGACCGAGATGGCGTCGGTCCTCAAGATCGCTGGCGACGGCACGGACGTATTCAACCTGTCCCGCGCGGCCGTCCTCAAGAAGCTCGGCGTCGCCGATTCGGCCGCCGCTGCGGACAAAATCCGCGAGATGGATGCCGAGTTGCAGAGCCTCGGCGCCGACCTGCGGAACGCGGAGATGAAGGCCGTCCGCGACCGCAACCGCCAGCGCGAAGAGCTCCGCAGTGAGCCGGCCGACGACACGTTCCGCCATCCGGTGGAAGTCGTGCGCAAGTCCTTCGGCGAGCTGTTCACGTCGACCAAGTCGTTCGTCGAGGGCGTTCGCAATCGCCAGCCGTCGAACGCGACGATCGATCTCAGCCTCAAGACGCTCTTCGCAACGACCGCGGGCTTCGCGCCCGAATCGCTGCGCACGGGTCAGATCGTGCCGGCGGCAGTTCGTCCGCCCCAACTGCTCGACTACATCCCCGTGCGGGCGACGCAGTATGAGCTCGTGAAGTACATGGAGGAGACGACGGCCACGTTCAACGCGGCCGAAAAGGCGGAAGGCGTCGCCTACGGCGAGTCGGTGTTCGTGTACACCGAGCGCGAGTCGCCGGTCCGCAAGATCACGATCAGCCTTCCGGTGACCGAT